CAGCAAGGATAGTAACCCTGCTAATGCTGACGCACTCACAACAACAGCCCAATTAACGTCTGTGAGTAGTGCCGTGGTGCCGATTGTTGCGATTGCAGTCTGCGCCACTGTCTTTACTGCTCGTGTTCCCGCCTTAACTGCCCAATCTTTCCAATTTCTTGTTTTCATCTCAATTACCTCCTTGAAATAAATTAAAAAGGTGGCTCTCGCCACCCGGTTGATAATTATTTGATTTTGCTATCTGTGAGAGGGAGCTGCTTAACCTCGTTTATGATCTTCTCCGCCGTCCCATTGCCTTTTAGTCCTTTGTAAGGGATATATAAGTAATCCACTAAGTTCTCGTATTCGTCACGAGTGATATATCCACGCTTGATATAAAACTCTCCCAAGCTACAGATTCTGTCGTGCCCAAGTCCCCTCATCATCATCGCATAGTCACTCTTACGCTCCATGTATCTCTGCACAATCACGCTTATAAAACTCCATAGTCCCGTGCTTGCGAAAACTGCGATTATAATTGCTCTTTCCATGCGCACCTCTATTTCCACTTGCCAATCGCGTAGATTTGCAAGTTTAAAATATCTGCAGATGCGGAGCTCTGACTCGCAGCTACCGTCAACATCGTTGTATTTTGCGTATTGATTGTTTGAGCAGCGAACGAATAACCGTTACCAATCTGTACTGACGCCATTACCGTTGGCTTTGCAATAAATCGACAAGACGATGGGAATGTAAACGTTTTTCTGTTAAAAATCATGTTATTCCAAGCTCCAGCAGTCCATCCTGATCTAGAGTCCGAATCGGCTGTCTTAATAAGTTGAAGTCTACCCCTTTTCCATTTCGTGTACTGCCATCCATCAATCTCGCCTTGCTCAATTACATAATCCTGAGCTCTGCCACCTCCGTTATAAAGTTCGTTGATTGCACCTGCAAGATTTCTTGCGCTAGTTTTTAGCATGCTTGCGTCACCCATGTCATCTCTAACGCGTTTAATCTGATCCGCATACTTTTCGTCAGTGACTTTAATCTCCTGCTTGAGATCCTGAGCAAGTGTGCCGGATAGTGCTGAGTTAACTGTGCCAAAACTATCACGTAACTGGAGCCACAGGTTGTCAAATAGTCCGCGATACTCAACTGCCGGAACGACCCACCCGCAAAGGTTTGAATCTATCCTTGTGTCAGAAATATTGACAGATTCAATCGATGTTGTACGAGCTGGGATGTAGACATCAGCTATTGCTAGCTCGTAATAATTTGACTCACGGATTAGATCCTGGGCAACAGGATTTGTTGCTGCAACGCCCTCTTTTAAATAGATGTCGATATCTCGCCTATCCTCTGCAGTGTCAAATCTTAAAACGATACGATCTATACGAGGCAGGCTCGACGCAGGAGACAATGTGATTTGTCTGTTATTGCTTTCTTTAAAGACCGCGCCCTCGATGATTGCGCCTCCTGGTTTTACATTGACGGTCATTCCGCCATGTGCTGTGACCATCAGCCCATCAATTGGGTTAATAAACACACCGTTTCCCCAGCACATCTTGTTGAAATCTCTTTCATCCTGGGCTGTGATTGCTCTATCCCATTCATTCCCAACTATTCTTTTTGATTCGAACGGAAAACTCTTTGCCATACTATACATCCACCTTTCTGTAAATTTGTCTATTTTGAGTTCCAAAGACAAGCTCTATATCTACTTTATTTTTTGCATGAACCTCTCGCACCTCAACTAGCCTTGAAGTAAACTCTTTTTGTATCGAATCAATATTGATTGTACAAATATCGCCCAGGTCATAGTCCTTGAGGTAATAAAAACGATGTTGGAGTACATCAACTGAGATGGTCTCTTGTTTGTAATTGTTCAACATCTCAAGCTTTGCCGCATCCCTCATTTTTGACCTTATAAGCGCCTCGTTTTCACTCTTGATCTCGACTCCGCTTATGCTTGCATTAAACACTTTGAGCGGAATACAATGCCCGAGATTACTAGGCACGTTGTTATCAAACTGTACGTATTCGTGTATTGCCCTGACCTTTTTGCCATCCTTCCAAAAGCCATGTACCTCGTTTGATGTCTTAAAGTCATCAGGAATTTCTTGACTCGCTAAAAAGCCACTATATATCCCGCTTTCATCACATGCATATTCGCATTTTGAGATATTGCCCCAAGCCTCTCCGAAAAAAACATCATCTCGCAAATCGCGTCCCTTTTGAATGTGCAACTCGATGCCTAAAAGCGGCTTGCCTGGTTCTTCTTTTGATGAGAAAATTGGTCTGCAAGTAAGTGTGTATCCTGCAGACTTTAAAGCCTTTCGCATCGCAGAGCCTGTACTTTCACCAAGTTCTGCACTTATAGATAGCTCGCTTGGTACGTCACTATCTTTGCTTAGTTTTGCACCGTTTACCGTTCCCCCTCCAGGCTGAGCGTACTTGTCACTCACAGTTTCAAGTAACCATTTCTTTAATTGCGTTTCAACTTCTGCCTTACTCTTAAATGTCATTGTCGAAATCGGTATCGTATAAGCGCTCCAATCAAGCACTTTGTCGATAAAAAAGCCTGATAGTGTTACAAATTCGCCGTTATTCTTTTCCTCGTACACGACCTTTTGCACCATCGCTGTTTCAGGCCGTCCTATACACTGGATGTACTTTACATTTGGATCATAATCCTTAGCTGCCATGTATAGCACGAATGACCCACACTCGAAATACTTACGGCTCCATTGCAACTCGACGAAGTCAATCATCTTGACCTCTTCGCCGAATTTGTTTAGACACTTGATCATTTACACACCTCCGTATCTTCCCACGAAGCTTACTTCTGCAGTAAATGCCGTATTGCCATCTTTTGATATTTTTATTTGATTGTCACCATAGCCAAGTACCATCTGCATGAGGTCTCTAGCGTCAAAATCGCTGTATGGCACGTCTTTACCATTCTTTTTGACCGTTCGCTTGTCGCAGTCAATAACGAGGACGTCAGACTCATTTAGCACGGTTTTAACACTTGTCTTAATGTCGCCCATCTCGATGTCGATACCAGGTACATAGCCTGTTGACTTTATTGTAATTACGATTGGAGCCGGCTCACTACCGAGATAATTAACGACCTTCGTATCAGTCTTTGTTATCTCACCAAAAGCAAGCTTGCCACCTCCTGGAGCATAATATCTTGTCCAGTGCCACATAGGGGTCACGGAGCTAAAGCTTGTCGTTTCTTTGTTATCTGCGAATAGATCGGGATAAGGCGACATAAGACTAATTGACAAGTCAGGACTATCATATATATTTGCGCTTGGATAATTGGCAGCTACTAGCTCGCATTCTTTTGCTAAGAGCGTATTGCCTAGATATGTAACCTCAAGTTGATATGTGTAATTCGAATTGTAAAATCCGAGTACATTTCTGCGTTCCGATTCATATTTATCATCACTAGCTCTGAAAGATGCTGTGAATGTAATTAGTCTTGATTTCTTGCGTTTGCCCGTTACAATATCACCGTTTCCATAGCCTCGAGGTTCACTAAAAATCTCAATCTCAGGAAAGTCGACACCTGTCAATGATTCTACTCCCCAATCTTCTTTTCCTAACGTATGCCTTAGCCCATCTGACCGTATTACATTTAGTTCAAATAGCTCAAATTTCTTGCTCACTAATGCCCTCCTAAACCTAAAATAACAGCCTCTTTACGTATAGCTCTCGCTATGTCCGCTGGAGACTGTATTTTATCTTCGAATATTATTGTTTGCTCAATCTTTGTTGCACCTGGCATTTGCATACCTCCGACATTGGAACTTCCATAGATAGCCTTTGGAACGATGCTCTTCTGATTACTTATAGCAGTATTGATTTTTGCAAAGTTGACATCTACATCAATGCCACCTATCGCATTATCTATTCCAGTACTTACTTTGCTTCCAGCTCTAAGTGCATGCTCTATGCTCTCCTCGATGGCCCTATCAAGGAGATATGCGTTCCTACTTACTCCGACCGCCATACCTTCAGGAAACGACTTACCGAGTCCATCTCTAAATAGCTTTGATGGAGAATTCATTCTAGCCTTTTTGCGTCCGGCTTTATCTGATTGCTCTACTACGTTTGCAACTGCATTTTTGACGGCTTGTGCTCCAGCATTTATGCCAGCAATTATGCCATCACAAAAGCTTTGACCCAAGCCACTCCAGTCGCATGAATTTCTTGCATTAACTGCAGCATTAAACGCAGTCATAACAGCATCGCCCGAGGCCTTCGCAACCTTATCTCCACCACTCTTAGTCTCGCTTTCCATGCTTTTATACTTATCTCGAGCGAGCTGAAGTTCCTGCTCGGATGCATCTATTGCGTCCTGAACTTCTTGCGTATTAAAGTCCTTTTGTAATTCTTTGAGGTAAGCCAGACTATCTTCTTTGTCTTTGATAGTGGTTTTAAGGTCTTCCTTTTTCATGCCCTCAATTTCGGACATTTTTTTAGCGTGGTCCTCTGCAACCATAGTTATTGCAGAATAATTCCCCGCTTCAAAATCAGCATACATTTTTTCATATGCTTTTCGCGTTTCAAGAGAATCTCTTAATGAGTTTTCAGTCTTTGAAATTTCCTTACGTTTATTTTTTTCAAGTTCTTTGTACTGACTTACCGCCCCTTTTGCTTCTTCTAATTCACGTCCTGTCAAGCCTTTGGTTTGCTTTTCAGCCTCTTTACGCTTCTGTACAATCTCATCGAGCTCTCTCTTCTGCTGAACATACATATCTACTTCTTTTTGCTGTAGCTCTAGTGCTTTTTTATAACCTTCTTCATTCGACTTAAGTATGATTTCAGCTTTCTTTTTCTCTATATAGCTATCAATTTGCCCTTTGATTTCGTCATACTTCTGTATCTCTCCATCTACCATCTGGATTTCAAGCCCAGTTGCTTCCTTTAACTGACCAACAATAAAGTTTGCACGGTCCTGATAGCCATCTTTTACTCTACCGTTAGCGTCAACTATTGTTCCGAGTTCTTGAGCAAGTTTTTTCGTGTTATTGATTTGGATTAAGTCTTTTTCGAGTTGCTCCTCAGCTGTCTTAATTGATTCCTTATATGCGTCTCGAAGCTCATAGATTTTCT